GTAACGCTGCCACCAGACCAAATCTTTCTCTCGTTTGAGAAATGTTGTTTGGCGTGCTAATTCTTTTTCAAAATACTCTCTGTAATACTCGTTAAGAGGTTCGTCCGTAGGTTGCGGTAACCACGGTCCAGTTGCTACGCCTTGGTTATAGGCGCGCTGCATATCCCACATCGCGGCGTAAATGTGTTTACACCACTTAGGCTGATAATAGAAAAAGTTAGGATCCGAATACGTAGCTTCAGAAAAACTGGGGATGTTGTAGATCTGATTAATGTATATAAAACCAAATGTTCTGACAAAACCAGGGTTATCGGATGCGTCAACAAGACGCGGCGAACCGTCAACCCCAGCATCAAAATATCCAGGGTCAAAGTTCTGCGGACGCGTTCGAGGGTACTTACGACGAATCGATGCGTCGTAAAGATTAAAATTCTCGCGAGCAAGAAAATCAGAACACGTACATTGCGAACGCATCTCCGTCGTTAGATACTCACCCACAGCGGGAGCCCCCGTGGCGGGAATAGCCAGTGTATTTTCGTCAACAACAGCCCAACTGTTGCTATCAGAATGCGATAGAAATAAAGTGTTAAAAATAGGAGCGTAAGACGGATTTACGGGAACGTTATCGATCCCCACGGCGGTTACCGTGTAATTGTTGAATCCATATTGTTTATCCGTACCGTCTGCTCTGAATCTGTTAGACAGGACTTCGCCTGTAAAGAAAGAAATAGGAGCGCCAAAATTAGAGCTCAATCGTACCGCGTAGGTATTCGCGTCGTAGTCAGTAACAGAAACAATCGAATAACCGAAATTAAGAAAGTTAAATGAGTCTCTAGGACGAATCCCAACCATGTGCATACGCATATCCGTCCGTGTGGTCGGATACATAAAACACATGCCGGGTAGAAAGACACCCAGTCCAGGAGTACCCGATACGAAATACTTAAAAGAATAAGTTAAACCTCCGTAAGCCTGCTGAGAATACATACTCAGCTCATAGCCACGGCGCCAACGCACCCAAAGTGAAGCGTAATCGTATTCGCTGGTTACGCTGAAATCTTTTGTATTAAGCGCAGGTCGGAAACGCCGTTTAAACGGTAAAGGAGAATTCAACTCCTTTGTGTTATCGGATCCCTTTACCGTTTTCGGTAATTCAGCAGGATTTGTTGCCTTAAACGGCCGCAAGTTAAAATTATCTGACCCGCGTCTCCGTGACACAATTTAGTAGAAGCCGCCTTGGCTCCAAATAGTGATACCAGAAGGACTCAGACCGCCGGATACTGCGGTGCTTCCATTACCGATGTAACCTACAGCGAGGATGTATCCTTTCTCCAGATACAAACCCTCGGATTTACCGACTTGAATGGGCGCGAGAAGGTTTGTATCACCAACTTGAGGAGTCGGTGCGTTGCAGGCGAACAGCTGAACGCTCTGGGGAACACCTCGGGTTGAGCCGCTGAGCCCAACTTCAACACGACCAACCATTAAGGCAGCCGACGTGGAGGGAGCTGCTTGGTTGGGAGCGTAAACGTAGAGCCCCAGGTCAACAGAACGACGACCGCTGTTATCGGGATAACCTTCGTTGCTGACAATGGTGATGTCTTCAACCAAAGCAGCATCCTCCGAAGGGAGGTCGCCCACGCGAACTAACTGAATAAGGTCAGTTAGATTGGGGTTGGTTGGGTTACACGTGGTAGTCGCACTGGTAATTCGAGCGCCCCGTAAAAAAGGACGGTCGATAAGACAGGGCTGCTTGTTTGTGGAAGTCGATGCCATTAGGTAAGCTCAGTACGTTGTGTGTTATTTATTTTTCGGCTCAAATCATGAGCTTATCGGAATCGTCATCCGTATTTAGCTTAAAGGAAATAAGGCCACTCTCCTTAAGAGCGCGGAGAGCTTTCTCCAGGGAAGATTCACCACTTTCGTCTGTATCTCCAGTTTTGTCTTGGAAATAATTAGACAGAAGTTGACCTGCCATTGGCATATCGCCGCGGGCAGCCGCTATGCCTGCGCCTAACCCAGCACCGAGTTTTCCCACACCGCCTAGGAAATCTCCTAATTGTTTACCCCAGCCGGGTGTAGCACCGGGCTGTACGGGGCTAGGCGCAGAAGCTCCGCCGAGACCCTGGAAATCAATGTCGAGAACATTACCTAGATCAGGGCGAAAAACATCATAGTTAAAGCTTGTCGAAGCGGGAAACTCATAACCCCCTACTTTCGGAGGATTAGTAAAAATGTCAGTAGCAGCCATTTAACTGTCTCCTAAGTCAACCGATGGGGATTGCGGGAATAGAACCAGCCGAAGGAACAAAACGTCCTCCGAGCGGAACATAATTAAGTTTAGGCCGAGTTAAAGGACGCGTCGCATCTTCTAAATCGGATGCGCCAGCCGAACGATCTACTGCGGCAGCGGCGCCGTAGGCTGCGTTACCGGCAGCGTTATTGACTGGGTTGTCGCCTAGTTGAGAGCCAATTTCCACCGTGACAGGCTGGGGTGTCTGCTGAGATAAGTCAGGGCGAGCTTTAGCTCGCTGAAGCATTTCATAAGCCAGTGCGGGGTTCTGAGCCGCCCAAACGGGAGTTTGAGGGGCCACGCCAGGAAGTGCGGAGGCATCTCGGATGATTTGCCTAAGAACCTCAGGCTGTGATACGTACTCCTGCCGTTGTCGGTAATAATCAGCTATCGGTGCGTTCGGATCAGGACTAGGGGCTGAAATAGGCGCACGAGGGGCGCCAGGCATTGCGCCTCCCCCGCGGCTAGCGGCTTGGAGAGCATTAGCACGTGCTTGCCGGTAATCACTATCGCCGTCGTCTTGGGCGATGTAAACTTGCCCACTGCCGGCTTGTCCGGTCGTAGAAGGCGGCATTCCGCCCGGCATACGAGGCGGGGGAGTTCCGGCTCCTTGGGGAGGGTATGCCTGCTCATTTGTCAAAGGAGCGACAGACTCAGTATCATCGCCGCGTCCCATCACACCCAGGAGTGTTCCCACACCGAGGGCGCCGCCGCCGGCTAACAGAGCTTTAATTTGCGTGGGAGTAAGACCGGACTCACGTACCGCTTTACCTAAATCAACGTTTACTTGACCGAGAGCGCCGCCGCGACGTCCAGCAGGCAGATCACGAATAAGGCGGTAGTCAACGTCGATGATGTCGTCGGCCACGCGGGGGCCAGGACGACCTGCTCCGCCGCCAGGCGATTGAATTAGCTCGCCTCCGCGGTTGCCGGGCATGGGTTGGCCGCCGCCGGGGGGAATAGTTTGCCCGCCGCCGGGAGGAACCATCTGACCGCCTTCACCTTTACGAGCCGTATTCAAATAGGCGAGGTAGTCAGTGCCCTTCGGACCGGTGATATTTTTAAGAGCTTCCCCGGCTGGTACCCCGTACTCAGAAGAAATATCGTCGGCCAGACGAGCGAGAGTCGTAGCTGTCCCTGGCTCAAGAGTCCGAAGCAGGTTTGCAGTATCGGCGTCGGCTTCCCGCAGAGAAAGAGGGCGCGCACCCGGACCAAACTCAGGTTCAGGAGCAGTGTGTATGTTGTATTTAAATTGAGGTTCAGGAGCTGAAAAAATGCTCATTTGGCCGGGAGCCTCGCCGGGCAGGCGCACCCGAGGCATATCCGCAACGCGTTCACGAGCACCGACTTGAATCGTCTCACGATTTCGAGCAGTGGGACGTGGAGTACGCGAAGAAACCGGCACACCGTTACGGGTCCGGACAGCTAAGGGAAGCTGCTGAGTCTTTTCGGCTTTGGTGGGAATGGGCCGAGGGGCGGGAGCGTTCGGAAACAGTAACCGTTTCTGAATAGCGGGACCTAGAGCGCCACTACCACCAGCTGCCTGAAAACCACGCAGAACATCCTGGATCTGCCCGGAGATCTCTCCAGGTAAATTTTGGATCTGCCTCAGCATTTGCGGGTTGCTGACTAAGTTAGTGAGAACCCGCAAACCCTCTGCGTAATCAGCCATACAGCTACCTGTGCCTTTAATAAATATAGCGTTTATCGCCAGTTTGCGTAAAAGTACAGACGATCCGCACGGGATACATCCGGAGGTCCGGGAATGGCTTGAATGAATTCGCCGCCGCTGCGTTCGAACCGGTACCTAGCGGTTACGGGATCTCTGTAATTTGGAATATAAAGCATGTGAGCTAGCCTATCGCACTCGTAGTTGTAGTTGTCGCGCCATATTTTCGCAGTTTCTCTCTTATCTTGAATGTTAATAGACCTACTAACATCTCCTAGGATAGTTTCTTGACGGCTAGTAGCTCTTCCAGTAGCTAATTCTGTTAGACGCTCAGCTTCTTCACAACGCTCTATCTGCTGGATTATTTTATCAAAATAATACTCACTAGGCACAGAATTACACGCTTCCATCAGACGCGCATAATCCCCAGCTGGTACTGTAGCTATATTATACCCTAAGTGATAAGCAACGCGACTGAAATTATAATCGTCTAACCTGTATCCAAACGTTTGTGCAGGATTACGTGTTATCTGATTTATCGCTGCGTAAATTACTTCTCTTTTAGTAGCATCAGTTGTAGTAGGATTAAATACTACACCCTGTTGCGCTAGATAGCTCTGTAGTTGCTCTAACTCCTGCTGCGTAAACTGAGCCATGTGCTAGAGTCCATCCGCTTTTACAGTAAGTTTACGTGAAATACACTCCAATCGATATAAATGTTTTAAAGGACTATATAGAGATAGACGAAAGCATCCCTCAGAAATTCAGATGGAAAAAAAGACCATCGAACAGAGTAAAAATAGGAGACCCGGTAGGAACAAAAGCTATAGATAAAAACAACAGAGTATATTACGGTTTCACACTAAAAAAAGTACATTATTTAAATCACAGAGTATATTTTGCATTTAAAAATGGATACGACCCCGGCAATAAAGACATAGATCACGCAGACCATAACTACGATAATAAAGGAAAACTTAGAGCAAGTACACGCTCTCAGAATATTGCAAATTCTAGACCTAAAAAAGGCACATATAAAGGAATTTGGTACGCTAAAAATGCTAAAAAATACAGAGCAAGCATCATGGTTAATTATAAACACATACATTTAGGGTATTTCAACACAAAAGAAGAAGCCGCTTTCGCATACAACGAAGCGGCTCTTAAGTATTTCAGCGAATTCGCTTACTTAAACGTTATTCCACATACACATTCCCATCCTCAAGAACCTCATCCCAGTTGATACCTTTAATCGACTTCAACTGATCGAGCTTAGTAAAACGTTCGCCCGGCATACTCTGCTGAAGCTCTTTTATATCTGTAGCTGTTTTGATGCCCACGCCTTTCAACACTTGAGTCAGTAATTGAGGCGGCGCTGTGTTGATATTGACTCGATTAAAAGCAGGTACTTCAGGTTTAACTAACTGACGTCCGCGTCGCTGCTTAGAAGGAGTAGCTTCGGGTTCAGCTTCACGCACTTCCTCGATAACTTGATTTCGGTGCGCAAAGAAAACTTTACCTGTAGTAATAGAACGCACCATCATGTACTCACCATCGTCGTGAGTGCTGACAACTTCGATTTTGACACCATTAGGAGTGTAAGTGAACTCTTTAACCTGAGTCACAGTCATTATGTGAACAGTATCTGAACGGTATCTTACCTTAAACTGGCAGTAGGTGTACGGTCTAAAGGTAGGTGCCTTTTAACTTTCGTTTACCGGGTTTACCTCAAATCCCGGCGCCCGCAAGACGATTGCTGCAGGCAATTCCTTTTGCAGGTGACGTACTGAACGTCGTCGGCGAAACAAGTTCCAACATCAAGGCTGGCATGTCGCCCCGGCGTGCGGCAGCGAGAGGTATCGCAGTAGGTGGGACTGGGTTTGCCGCAAGTGCACTGCCTCCCGCCGATGTCGCCACGGTGGCACCAGCTGTGATCAGGTACGCAGCTAAGACTCAGGAAACTCCAGAGGCCCAAGCACGGCGTGAGTTGTACCGAAGTTTAGGTATCGCAGGCGCTGGAGCAGGGCCGGAAGCATTAAAACGAACAGCAGGAATGTTGGATTACGTAAACCCAGAAAACTGGGCTAGATCCCTAATAGACCTTGTGGAGACCGGTAAGACCTATAGCATCAATCCGGAAGATCGTTTGGAGGAGATCAAACAAGAACTACTGCGTAAGTCAATCGGAATCAGGTAAAAAAAATCCCCCTCCGTAGAGGGGGCGTCCGTCGACATCCGATTAAATGTATCAGGCCGAGGGAACGGTGGAGGTGTAAATCGAAGACTCCACCACACCGGCGGGCTGCAGGGCGACATCGGAGCGCTTGGGCGGCTCGTCAGGAACCAGCCAGCAAACTTCGCAGATTGCCAGAGCTTTGTCCTTACCGATGAGCTTGCCGGACTTAGCGCGAGGATCGTACACACCGGAAGCCTGAGCCAGGCCCGAAGCGGCGACGCCACCAAGATTACGAACTGCGGACAGTTTGTAAGTGGTTTCAGCAGTCACAGCGTGCATGTTCGCATCATTCCAGGCGTTGCTGGAGTTGAACGAACCATTCTCGATGCGGCTGTTGGCGCCGACGATAGTGGCAAAGAAACCACTAGGGCTGGGGGTGCTGTTCAGACCAACGCTCAGAGCGGGGCCGAGACCCAGAGTGGGGGTAGCGGAACCGCCGCCTACACCGCTGGACACCACGTCGCCGCCGTCGATACGGAGGCCCACGCGGTACACGTAAGCGCCAGAAGGAACAGTAATGCCGTCAGCAATGTCGGCACGCACGTCCTTGTGATAATCCGGAGAGGGGATAATCACGTTGCCGGTGGTGAAGGCGACGTTGTCACCGTTCAGACCGGAACCATAGGGCTTGGTGTAGTACTCAAGCTGGTTGACGGAACCCAGAGCCTGGTAAGACAGGTCTACGTAACCGACAGCTTGTTGAGCAATCCAGCCGGGACGGAAAATAACGCCAACAGGACCGCCAACGGGTTGGTTGGCGAGAGTCTCGCTAGTGCCGTTTTCGTTGAGAAAATCAACGGACTTCTCTTCGTGCCAGTAACGAAGAACGTTGGTGTAGTTACCAGGATAAATCTTGGCAACAGAGATCTGGTTAGAGTTGATGGCCATCGTTAGTTACCTCCTCAAGCGTTAAAGGAGTAGGCGATGGTCGCGAAGTCAGCGTTCAGGAGTTCGAAACCTGCGTACAGGCTCCAAATCATCATGATGAAACGGCTGAAATCGTCGTTGTTATTCAGCAACACCTGAGCATTGTTACCGCCGATGCCGACGCCAACGCTCTGGGGACCGAAGAACATACCAATTGCGCTCTCGTAAGACTTCGACGTGCCGCCGATGGTGGCAGTCTGGCTCTGAGAGGGCATGTTGGTGGATTCGAAGAAGCGAACGCCTTCGAACACAAAACCCGTGGGCATGATCGGCTCGCCGGCCACGAAGGTGGCTTGACCGAAGCCCTGACCCATGTAGATGGCAGCGTTGGGCTGCATCGAGGACATGAGGGGGTTGATCTGACCGTTGCCGGGGTAACGAGCAACTTCACGGAAGTCGCTGTTCTGGCGCAGGTGCATCAGGAAGGTAGGATCGCAGACGCAGCGATAGAAACCGTCCTGGTAGGTAGGAGTGTTCCGCTTACGCAGGCTCTTCACCACGCGCAGCAGGTCGTCCTTAACGTCGAACTTAGCTTGCTCGGCGTTGGCGTAGGTGAGGCTACCAACGGCAAGATCGCCGGGGTAGTAGTAACCACCTTGGCTGTCGGAAGCCTGACCCTTGGAAACAGCTTTCAGGAGTTCATTGATGAACACCCGG